CAGGAAACTGATGCTCCTCTGCGAAGAGGGCCACCTGAATCCCCTCCACCTGGCATATAAGCCAGATCACCGACTAAGTCGGTGATACCCACCTAAGCTTGATGTCGACGGTCTTAGGACGTCCAGCACGTTCTAGGTGCATCCTGTCGATGAATGGCTGTTCACCGCGTTTAAGGAAACACTTAAGCATGGCATTAGGCCCATCCAAGAAACTTGGAGGGGACTTAGAGTATACTACAGCAGCCCTGACAAGGGGCTTCTGAAGATACTGGCACTCCTTCTCGGTATCAAAACCTAGAAGAGAATGTCTGCCAAGCGCAGGAGACTCTGGTAGAACCCGTGGAAAGGGAATTAACCTCTCCAATAGGTGATCCAGATAAGCCGCAGGACCCCATAGGCCAGAGTTATACAACTGGTTTCTAAGGGATACTGTGGATATAATCTCCGGAACGTGCCTCCGTTGCGTGGGGAGTAATCTTCTGACTCGGACAACTGATACGTCCTCACCAGAAAAGAACTCTTTACCACAGCTCTCTCTGAACTTCCCAGTCCAGAAAGATTTCTCGACATTCACCACAAACCCAAAAGTTTGTAGTCTGTCGACAACGGAACGCACATATTCCACGGGGACAATAATATCATCCCCGTAGACGCGCACCTGACCAACAAGGGCCAAAAGGTCCTTGCGGGTCAATGGACGCCTTAGCACATCCTGTATCCCAAGCAAGATGGTCGTCAAGAAGACGATCGCCTCGACTGGGAAACATAGTGCTGAACCCATAGAAGCGTACTTAGAAAGGCGAATAACTCCCTCTCCAGGTACGTCAGCCTTACGTGAGCGTGTAGCATCAAGACCCCTTCGCAAGTTGGGAAAATGGTGCACCATGCTTCGCACAAGCTGATTGGAAACACGATCGGATGCTTCACTCAAATCGAGTGTAGCAAGATTCCCAGAAAGGGAACCTATTCGTGCCAGATCCTGATTAGGGATTTGGTCCGAGAATCCGACGAGTTGAGAAAGCAAGTCATCGCTCTCTATGGCTCCAACGAGAGATTCCAGAATTCCCTGCTGTGTATATTGCATACACGTAGGTTCAACTGCAATCACTCTAGGTGTTTTCAAAGTCTTAGGAACTAAGATGACCTTTACGGGTCGCTCAGCTCCGGGTTCGAGGATATTAACCTGGGCGCTATTAAAATAGCGCCAGTTGGGAAAAAGAAACTCCCCGTGAGGGAAGTCCTTTTCCAACCGCTCGGTCCATTCTGTCTGGTTGAACTTACCGTTTCCGATAAGACGATCAGCAGTGGTCCCGGGACCATGTTTGGGAATGATACGTCCATAGTAGATATCTTCATCTACCTTTTGGAAAATATCACCCCAAACACGTAGGCAT